CTTCTGTTGTTTTAGAAATAGAACTAGTATATCCACCAAAGGCAAGTCCTGATGTTTGTAAACCACAACCTGATAAACCTTTTCTTGCAACAGCCAAATCTCCACCACTAGACCAAGAAGTTCCATTATATTCTTCTGTTGTTGCGTAATTACTACCGTCATATCCACCAAAATTCAAACCAGCTGTTTGTAAACCACAGCCTCCCAAAACCCGTCTTGCAATAGATATATTTCCACCAGCACTCCATGCGGTTCCATTATATTCTTCTGTAACATTAGAATCATCATCTTCTCTTCCACCAAAACTTAAACCAGCTGTTTGAGTTCCACAACCTGCCAGATAACCTTTTACAGCTGCTAAACTTCCACCAGCACTCCATGCTGTTCCATTATATTCTTCTGTTACTGCTGAATAACCTTCACCATTATAACCTCCAAAACTAAGTCCTGCTGATTGAGTTCCTGCCCCAGCTAATCCATATCTTGCTGTGGCTAAATCTCCACCACTAGACCAAGATGTTCCGTTGTATTCTTCAGTGACTGCGACATAAGAACCAGTATATCCACCAAAGGCAAGTCCTGCTGATTGAGAACCACAACCTGCAAGATATCTTCTAGCAGTAGTAAGGGCTCCACCTGATGACCATGTTCCAGCCATATGTTTATAATTTACTATTTATTAAGAAGAGATCTATCTCACTCTTTTTTGATAACAGTTCTGTTTTCTCATTTTCTACACTGACTAAAGACGCTTCTATATATATTTTTTCTTTCTGTGCTTTTGATTCTATATAATCTTCTTCTTTTAATACTATTCCAGATACTCTGCTTATCCAGCTATCAATATTCTTTTCATCACCAGTTATTTGTACTAAGTCTCCATAACAGCTAAATTTAAGACCATCTTTTTCTTGATCTTCATGTGTTATAAATCCTTTCCCTGTTATTGTAGCTTTAATGTATTTGATCATACGATTTTCTTAATATTATATTCTTGTTTAATTTTATCTACTATTTCACTACCATATCCTTCTAGAACTTTATCTATTATTCCTTTTGATATGCATAGAAATATACCTGAACGTAATTGTCCTATTAAATTCTGCTTTTCTGAAGGACTGCCATTATCGCCCATGCTAATAGATTGATTAATCCATCTCTTTGTATACCCGATAAGCTGACCATTATCTACTTCAGATAAATCCTCTTCAGACATATTTTTAGCTTCTCGTTCTTTGATCTCTGACCAAGCTTTAATCTCTCTAATTCTATCTTTAGCTGTCTTTTCTTGTCCCTTTAATAAAAACATCTTCTTCTCTATTTCTATTTTTGTTAATTCTATTTTTAATTCATCAGGTTCTTTATTAACATCTCTTTGCATTATTTTAATTTTAATAACATTCTTTCTGTACTCATAAGATAACATTACTAGTTCTTGAAACATTGTATTCTGCTCTCTGACTGCTTGCCAATACTTCAAGGTTGATGTTGGGAATTTTAAGTCATTTAGCACAGATACTTCCATCTCTGTTCTTGTCCTGAAACATTGAGCTTTTATAAACGTTTCTTTCAATTCATTTGTTAGAGGAGTTAATTTAGCTATGTCATCTTTAGTTAATATCTCTGAATTAGATATAATATTGAAAGGATTATTATCTAAAACTCCTCTTTTTTGTACATTCTTCTTATTCATACAATATATTTAATTATTAAGAGTGAACTATATAGTCATTAGATGGATTAAAGAAAAGGTCCTCCGCAGTGCTGGCACAGCCTACGACTCTTATAGCGAAATTAGTAGTTGAGGGCTGGGTAACTTGTAAATCTCCTGCTGTATCACTAAGATAAACTGGTGCACCTATAGTGAATGTTGGAAAAGTTGCACTCCTTACTTTTCCGTATATTAACATTTCAGTTGCAGCGTCTGCGTTGGCTGCCAATGTACATATTCCTAATTGGAGTTTAAAACCTACATCAGTACCATCTAATATTCCGTCAACTAATTCCCACTTAGTGTCTGCTGTTTGTAAATAACAGACATCTCCTACAGCTAATGTAGCTCCAGCAGTCCCTGCCACTACTAATCCTGACCACTTTGAGTCTCCTGATAAAACAGCGTCTAGTTTTATATCAGTTTCTCCTAATTGGATGTCTCCTGTCATTGTTCCACCTGCTAAAGGTAAAGCATTAGCTTGTGCTGCTCCCGTGTAGCCAGTATAGCCTGTGTACCCAGTCGGTCCAGTAACCGTAGAGGCTGCTCCAGTGTCTCCAGTGTCTCCTGTATAACCCGTATAGCCTGTTGGTCCAGTAACTGTTGAGGCCGCGCCAGCATCACCGGTGTACCCAGTGTACCCAGTGTATCCAGTTGGTCCTGTCACAGTACTAGCTGCACCAGTATCGCCTGTGTATCCTGTTGCACCAATAGCGCCTGTGTCTCCAGTGTAACCAGTATACCCAGTAGGTCCAGTGACTGTTGAGTCCGCGCCAGTATTACCGGTATAACCAGTATATCCTGTCGGACCTGTGACTGTACTAGCGGCACCTGCATCTCCTGTGTCACCTGTATAGCCTGTATAACCAGTGGGACCGGTAACTGTACTTGCAGCTCCTGCATCACCAGTATAACCAGTATAGCCTGTAGGCCCTGTTACCGTACTTGCGGCACCAGTATCACCAGTATATCCTGTATATCCAGTTGGTCCTGTTACTGTGGAATCTGCTCCTGTATCTCCTGTGTATCCAGTCGGACCAGTATATCCGGTATATCCGGTAGCACCTTGAGACCCAGTATCACCTGTGTATCCAGTATATCCAGTATATCCTGTAGCACCAATAGAACCAGTATCACCAGTATCTCCCTTTTCTCCAGTATCTCCCTTTTCTCCAGTATCTCCTGTGTATCCAGTATAACCCGTGTATCCTGTATAGCCGGTAGCACCTGCTGCCCCAGTATCACCCGTATACCCAGTATAGCCAGTATATCCAGTTGATCCAGTATAACCTGTGCAACCAGTAGAGCCTTTAGCTCCAGTATATCCTGTGTAGCCAGTGTAGCCAGTAGGACCTGTTACATCAGAATCTGCTCCAGTATCTCCGGTATAACCCGTATATCCCGTATATCCAGTATAACCTGTCGGACCAGTTACGTCAGAATCTGCTCCGGTGTAACCTGTATAGCCAGTATAACCAGTTGATCCTGTAGCTCCTTTTGCTCCATCAGCACCAGTAGGTCCTGTTGGTCCAGTCACGGTTGAATCAGCGCCAGTGTCTCCTGTATACCCAGTGTATCCTGTTGGACCTGTAGGTCCAGTGACAGTTGAGTCTGCACCAGTATCTCCGGTGTAACCAGTATAGCCTGTATATCCAGTATACCCGGTATAACCAGTGGGACCAATCAAATTAGATTTCAATGCTTTCTTTGTTTCGTCTTTAGCAACATCAACATACACGACATAATCACTGTCGATTGGTACACCAGTTGTAAGTTCATCTATTTTTTGATTGGCCATATTTAATGTTTAGTTTGTAAATTATAAGCTGACGTATTTTTTGTCTCTCCATCTCCTGATTTTAAAACAATAAAACCCCCATCCTGTAATAACAGAAAGAAGGAGTCTTGTTTTAATAGAAAGTTTACATCAGTAGAAAAGTCAGATGTATTTTTAGTTTGATTACTAAATGACATATTTACATAATTACTTTATGAAATTGCTGAATTAGTTTGTATAGTTATATCTGAAGCACCTGCAGTTACCACGATCAAACCTTTAGTAAAGTTTACTCCAGTGAAGAATTCTCCAGGCTTAGTTGAAGCTTCTAATACTCCTATAATGTTTCCAGATGCAATATCTGCAGCTACAGAACCATCATATAAGGTGATTGTACTAGCGATAGTATTGCCTAATGTAAAATTAGCAACTATTCCAGAGATCTTATGAGCATATGTACTAGTAGCAGTTGAAATATAAGTTAACATAATATTAAAATTAATTTGATTATAAGTGGGAATCGGAGGGGGGTTAACCCCTCCACCTAGCCCATAATGGAGTTCTACTTAATAAGAGAACTCCCAAGAGAATACTATCAAGCTTTTAACAAGCCTACGCTTATTGTGACAGCATCAGTACCTACGCCAGGAGCACTAACTAATGTCCCTGTAATAGTTGTGTCTGCAACAATTAGTTGACAATAAGAAGATTCTGGGTTTCCAGTGAATCCAGAAACGAAGCTTCCAATTACTGTAGAACCTGTTGTTACAGTACCAGTTTGAGCTGTACCTGTACCTGTAAAGATTAAAGCAACTACTTCCATATCTGAGGAACCAGTGTAACCAGTGTATCCAGTCGCACCAGTTGCTGAGGCTGAGCCATCTGCACCTGTGTAACCAGTATAACCTGTAGGACCTGTAGCACCAGTATCTCCACCACCTGTGATGTTAAAATCACAAGAAGCAGTAGTTCCTTCATTAATATAGAAAGTTGCTGACGCGCCACTATCAGTGTCTACAAACCTACAACCTACAGCATAACCTGCATCTCCATTAGTTGGAACGGTTGAGCCTTTAGCATTGGTTATCATTCCAGATCCATCTAATTCGATTACAGTTACTGAGGTCAAAGATGCACCTACCTTATATGTTTCACCGCTAATCTTTAGTGAACGATTAAATACTTTTGACATATTTGTCTATTAAGTTTATTAGAGTCTACATAAGTAGAACTTACCAGTGAGGGTTCTTTTAAATACCTAGAACCCTCAAGAAGGTTATAATTTCAATTGAAATACTTCCCCTATTTTACGAACTTGAGTTCGTAAATTGGTTTATACCCAAGTTGAAACATCAAACTTTACAGCAACTAAACTATCTTTCTTACGAGCGAATAACTTAGTTCCGAATAAAGTATAAGGATGAACGTACTTACCTAATCTTAACTGAGCATTTCTGAATTCAACTTCTGGAGCAGTTTGAGTTAACAAATCGATTGCACCTCTAACGCCCATTAAAGCATACTGATACTGAGCAGACCATGCAGCAGAGACTGAATTGCTAGTAGAAACTACGATGTCTCCGTATCCGGTAATATTAACGTCTGTACCACTTGCAACTGCAACCATTCCAGCTTCTTCAATTAACTGTCTGTCTTCAGCAGAGATTTCAACATAAGTACCAGCGCCTGGAGTACCAGTTCCGTTAATAGCTAACACTATATTAGCTTTACAAGCAGCTGCATTTTCTCCGATTGAGAAATGACCAGCACCACTAGCAGCACCATTAGCATCAGCTGTGAATGTAACACCGTTAACTACAATTGTATCTGTATCTGCTAGAATAGTATCCATATCAAATGTAGCACTAAATGGAAGGTTATTACTTAGAGTTAAGCCAAAACCGAATCTATTAGAAATTCTACCATTATCAGAAACAGTATCACCGAAACCAGTTTCCCTATTACCTACGTATAATTTTAGTTTTTCTAAAATTCTAGGACCGATCAAACTAAATCTATCACGGTTCATACGATTACGGGTATTAAGAACTCTGTCACTTGCTACGAAAATATCAGCAACATTACCTGTAGCTAATACGATACCAGAACCTGCAGTACCACCAACAGCGGCGGCATCTAAGGTTGTACCAGCAGACGAATAATTAGACATCACAGATTGATCAATAACATTGTTTAATTGTCTTTGAGCAATAGGAGCAAATTCCTCTATAATACCATATTTGCTTTGTGTCTTATTAATTTTATCTACATAGAATGAAGCGACCTTAACTGTATCAACTGATAACTGTTCGTTAGTAGCTGTTAAGTCTTTAGGATCGATGTCAGTTCCAGGTACATAGGTTTGAACTCTAGGATAACTACCATAAACTGAATTTACAGCGTCACCTTCACTCAAAACTGCTCTTAATTCAGTGTTTGCAAGTCCAATAGCAACTGACTCTTTTAGAAAAGTCTCTTGCATCTTAGGTGCCCACACTTCTGGGTTAAAAGCATCAAAACCTGTATTTGGGTTATTTCCCATATGTTTGTTTGTCTTTAAATTAATTAAATATCAGAAGATAAATTAACTACATCCTACCATCTGGTATGATTAATCTTAAAGTTTGCGCATGGCTTCTTCCCATTTCTTGAACTCCTCTTTGCCTTCGGGTGTTGACATGTCTCCTTCAAACTTTTGATCAGCAGTGTAATCCTTCTTAGAAACTTTTTTACCTTTGCCCTCCAATGATGCGCCATCTGCTAGAGCAGCGTTATCTTCAGACATTTTAATGTACTGAATATAATCTGACTCTAACGCCACTTTGACTGAGACGTTCTCATTTTTAGCGTAAGATTTGACCTTAGTCTTAAGCTCATCACTTAAGTCTGTAGAATCAAGATCTCTTTGCTCAAACTTCTCATCAATTTTTTTGATGAAGTCATCAACATTAACAGGTTGAGCAGGTGGAGTTACTGGCTCGGCAGGCACAGCTGGTATAGCTGGTTCCGCAGGTATAGCCGGTGTAGTAAGACCCTCCGCCTTAGTTCTCCAGTCAATCTTCTGACGAATGACTGTGGAAAACTTCTTGTTGTCCTCGATTTTATCAGCGACCATCTTTTCGATAAGTTCTGGATTTGCTTCAACGTCGATATCATATCTTTCTACAATATCAGCCTTGATTTGATCAGCCGATTGTTCAACTGGAGTTTCGTTAGGGTCCAGTAAACCCTCATTGGCATCTGCCATATGTTTTGTTGTTAATCCCATCTGGGACTTAATTAATATTTGAAATGAATCAAATTATTCTATATTAAAACTATCTCTTGGATCTTCTGGTTTAACATCAGCCTGAACAGTCATTATTTCTTCCATTATCTCTTTTAACTTGTTATAAGCTCGTTTCTGAGACTTGACTTCTAAGGCTTGTTGTGTTGCTATATCTTTCTCTATTATACTATCTATACTCTTAAGCTCATTAAGTTTATCTGTCAGATAATCCTTTAACGGAGCACCTGCAGAGCTATCTAATACTTTTTTAATGTCTTGATTAGTACTCATATCTAAATAATTAGTTTATTATACTGGTTGTTCTTGTGGAGCTACCATTGGTTGCATCTGTGGTTCTTGCGGAGCTTCTGTTTTAGGTAAAGACTCTACATTAATGTTTTTCTTGCGCATTGCCATTTCTATAAGTGCTGTACGTCTTACTGGATCAGATTCTAGAGCGATAAATGTCTTTAATGTATCTAATTCACTTGCTAATAGCCAGTTTTCACCTGTAATCACAACTTTTACTCTTGGTTTAAAGCCTTCCCACATTAATCTACTCAGTTTTATCACCAATTCTTTATTAACCATTAATTCTTTTACCTTCTCAGCTTTTATTGCTATAGCCATTTCAGCTGAATGAGGAGGTAAAGCCATTAGGTTGTTTATATACCACTCATCTGCTAGCATTTCGTTGTATTTCTGTAGTGCGCCGGAATCATTATTTAGTTTCAATATGTCTAATGCTTTAAGATCTTTTAGAATATCAGGTAATACACATTCTTTAATAACATCTGTAAAAGAAATTGTTAACTTCTCCCTAATAAAGTCGAATAGTTTATTAGCATTAGCATTCTGAAGATTGCCAAGGGCAAACGATGTTCCAGATGGAAGATTTCCACCAGTAACTATTTCATATGAATTGGCTAGTTTATCTGCCATTTCCATTAATCTATTCCAATCTGCTAGTAATTGATCTAATCCTTCCATTCTAACTCCTACTTGTGCTAAATCTTTACTTTTGATTACGTCACCATTCTGTAGATCTGTCAATATATTCTGTGCCAATACTCTATCGCTACTTCTAAATATAGTTTTAGATGACCATTCTAGGCCTCTAGCTATTTGATTACCGATCTCATTAGCTCTTGTTTGTATGTCGAATAGTAATTCATACATACCAACTCGTCTCCAACGACCACTAAATTTACCTCTGTGATATTCAATATATGGTTTCTTAGTTATCTCTATAGTAAACAGTATTTGTGTTGGATCATTTTTCTTTATGCCTCCAACTATTACTTTAGCTAGTTTATATTTGTTTTCATCGCCACCTTCAAGTCCTTTGGCTAAATTGTATTCTCTTTCAGTAATCTCACCATTACGTTCATATATATAGAAATCAGGAGCTGTCTTATTCTCTCCTGGCTTAGTAGATTTCAATAACTCATCAACATTATCCCAGACATCCTTACGTTTACGTAAATCACTAGAACTCAACACTTCTTTCTCTATAACGTCAGAATCTTCTAATGTTTCAGCTATTTGGTTAAGAACACAGACATTATTTAAATCAAGTAAACGATAGTTTCCTTTGGTTTTCTTAGCTACCCAGTCACCCCACTCTGTTCCGCGCTCTACTGCTTCATTTAATTTAGCAGCCTGGCCTGACTCATTAAGAAATTCACCCAGTCTTGTATTAGAGATAAGTATTCTACCAGCATCTGCCTTTACATCAGAAGCAAGTATGATGTTAGCAGTATCAAAGTCTATATTCTTAATCTCACCATCTGCTCTAGGTGCTATAACATCAAAGTAGTATTTATAATTACCCTGACTATCTAACTTCCCGGTAGGGTAGATGTTGTTCTTAAAAAGAGTTATTCTTCTGTTTAATTTAAAAGCAGAAAAGCTGTAACCAAGACAGATTTCTACAGAAGCTGTTTCATAATCTGTAAGTTCCTCTTTCACTTTTTTCAAAATTCCCATATTATTTATTATTATTTACAAACAATTATCGTCTTTCTTTAAATTAGCTCTATTCTTTCTATTCTCTAAGATTTGTTTCATTTCTTTTCTATCGGGATCACTACGTTGACGCATAATATTCTCAAATTGGAATCCTGCTTCTGAAATGAATCGTTTAGATTTTTGGCTAAATACTTTCATATGTTATAAAAAAAAGGATGAATATATCAATTGATATGTCCATCCCTTAAGATGAGAAGATGCGATTCACGCTAGCCTCGTAAGGCTATTAATTATATTGTATCAGGTATTCAACCTGTTGTCAAGTTGTTTCACTTTTATGTTATTTTTAATACAAAAATGAAATAAGATGGGGGATTTTTTTCTACCAGTTCCCCCAATCTGGTTTTATTCACTATATCATTTCTATTGATATTTTATATACTTTGACTGATTTTACATTATATGTCCTATTACACTTCTTACATTTAGCTTTTATATCAAATTCACTATCTTTATTAAGAATAATCAGTATGTCTTGACAATTGGGACAATGTATTGGTTTATTAGTCATATGATTAAACTATATGATCCGCAGATCGTTCTTGTCTATTTAATACAGTTCTCATTTGATCTTCTTCCTCATTAAATGGAGCTTCTGCTAACTGGTCCTGATAAGCTGTTGCATCTGATACATCATCATTGATTGCTCTTGGAAATGTTAACAGTTCTTCTTCTAGCGCGGCGCATTCTTTATCAACATGGAACACTCCACCACTTTCATATCTAGGTATCAGTCCTCTGATTCTTACTTCTTTGTTAATCTGATTATGCTGTAACTCTACTATTGGTAAGAACTTGTTACGTTTACGCTGTTCATCGTCTAAAAACGGCTTAATAGCCATTAAATAGATGGTTTTCTCTATTCCTATCTTCTCATAATGTCGTTTATCCCATAATGTAAATAATAAGTCAATCAATTCTTTAGGATCTATCTTAACTCTCCAGGCCTTTAGGTTCCAGAAGTTATTAATATCTACTTGATTATCACACAGCCCGGTATAATCAGCAGATGCCGACTTAGATATCGCTGTATCTATAGTCAAAAAGCTTCTTGTCTGTACAGTATCTAATTCTGTTTGTGTTCTTGTCTTGAACCAATTAGGTTTAAACTCTTGGTTCTCTGTTAATACTGGATTCTGTTGATATAAACTGGACCAATCATATGTTCCAACTGTCTTTTTAGTTGTTTCTAGTGTCTTTAGATTATACTTCCCAGGCCACAATGGTTCTCCAGTCTTTCTAAATTCTTCATCTTCTGTAGCTATAGCAGGAAACTTTACTACTTCCCACTGTTCTCCGCCTTCTTCCTGAGCTTTTAATAATCTACCTGCTAGATCATCCAAGTGCCAGCGTGTCATAATTAGAACAACGGCCGCATCTTTCTCTAATCTTGTATAAGCCGTGGACGTATACCATGACCAAATGTTATCTCTAATTAATTTACTCTCTGCTTCTGCTCTATTCTTTAAAGGATCATCTATTAAAAATATATCAGCCCCTCTACCTGTGATAGCTCCACCTACGCCGACCGCAGTGTATCCTCCGCCTTCTTGTGTCAACCATTTAGCTTTAGATTGACTATCTTCTCTTAATTTAGTTTGAAAAATATCTTGATACGATTTGTCATTTACCAGGTTTCGTGTCTTAAATCCGAAGTCCTGAGCTAATTCAGCTGAATAACTTGATACTATTACTTCTTTATCTGGGTTTCTACCTAAGTAATATGCCGGAAAGTTTATACTTCCTAATTCAGATTTACCATATCTAGGTGGTACAAATAACATTAATCTTTTAATTTCACCGCGCTCTACTCTCATTAATTGTCTTGCTATCTCCTCATGTATCCATGCCGGTGTGTATTTAGGATTAGTTAGTATAGAAAAGTCTACTAAATCACTTCTACCAGCTTGATATATCTGCTTTTCCTCTGCGTCACTCAAAGGTTCTTTACTTAATGGCATTTGTTTAAATAATTAATCTTAATTATTGTTTGTTGCGGTGATCGGATTCGAACCGATGACCTCCAAGTTATGAACATGGCGAGCTGCCAACTGCTCTACACCGCGATATTTTTATGTCAGGATGGCATGAATCGAACATGCGTTACCTGGACCCAAGCCAGGCGTAATACCATTTTACCACACCCTGTATAAACTGGGGTGGTCACTGAGACTCGAACTCAGATTGACTGTGTCACAAACAGTTGTGTTAACCTCTACACTATAACCACCATAATTAAAACCCTCTCGGGTTACCGGGGTGATTGCTATGATTTAGTTGTAGTATAAATCTTTTCATAGTTGCGATGTTTAGGCTTCATTAGGAGCTACTGAGGCTCCACTGACGGCTCTGACGGTTCTGAGTCTTGTACTCCTACATCTCCTTGTGTTTTTTCTGTCTCAGCGTCTTTTCTTCTTTTTAAGAGCTGATCTATCTGTTCATCAGATAAAGTATTTTCTATCTTGTGAATCATCTTCTCTTCTACTCTTGCTTTTAATTTATTCCATTCTTTGATAGCCGAGACTTTTGATCTGAGATCTGAATGCTGTAGTATTACAAAACCTAATTCTTTATCTACAGTTTCGTTGTTTATATAGATATCCATCAGTTTATTGATTTCATCCAAGATGTAAGGCTTTGCTAGAAGATCAGAAGCACCTGACCTAGCTACATTATACTGTCCTGGCTTGTCTCTGTCTATATCAAACGCCTTTATGTATGAGATAACTCCATTACCAAAAAACTCCCTATCACTAGCATAGAGCTTACAGAACAATTTTTGTTTAGGCTTTAACTTACTCATTATATATATTACTTTTATTTTGGATAATTTATCCACGCCCCGATAAAGTATATCATAGCTATTACGACTAACGCCATTACTGTTGTTAGAAATATAGCTTCTACTTTCATGTTAATTTTAATTAACTTTTCTTTCTTTGATCCACTTTAAATCTGTTTGGATCTGAGCCAATGCTGTTTTAATTTCTAAATAACAGAGATCACTCGATTCCTGTTTCCTCTCTACTTTACTTATACGTCTTAAGATGACGTTAAAGATCCAACCATAAGCTGCTAAAACTAGGCCAGCTAAAGTCGTAATTACCAATGAATTCATATCAACTTTTTAATACTTAATTAGTGTGGATACTCTTATATTATATATTATTTAGCCACTCCTGTCAAGCACTTAGGCCACATTTAATAATCAACGATTATGCTAGCAAAATGAAGCTTTTTCTAATTTTACGAACTCAAGTTCGTAAATTGAGTTTTTATTTTCTTTAGATGTGTGGATAGATGTGTGGATACTTTTTATATTCTCAATTAGTCAAGACCAAGTTATGAAGATATCTTCACAAAAATCTTTCAGTTAAATATAAAACAGGTATAGTAAACATATAGATTATACCTATTAATATGAGCTTATTGTTAATTGTCTTGACAGGAAATTCAGGTGTGATACAATAAGTGTGGATAGTCGAGTAGCTATTAAGTACAGTACTTGACAGGATCTGTCAGTATGGTATACTTAAATCATAACTAAAGAAATTGAATCGTAGAAGAAGACATTATTTAGATAACTGAGTGTATTTATACACGACTTTTCTTCTACGGAGTCACAACAGTTGTCTAAACAATGTTTTTTTCTTGGCCACGTGGTGGTCTACCTTACAATAGAGAATATGCCTAGTTTAATGGTATCTGGGGCGTTAAATACCTTGAAACCAAATGTCTTAGCAAGCTAACGACACGGATGGTCAATTGAGTATAAGGCGGGCGATGTATCTTCTCCGGAAGCTCTACAGCAATAATCCTTGTACTCAGCTGATTGTCCGTGCTCCGTGAAAACCCGGCCTACTTGTCTGACATGATCCCGATATAAGTTTGGGATTTAAAATAAGAGTAACATAGCAGTCAGGGAATAACTTTCCCGCAATGACCTTCTGTTTTATCTGCTCTTAGAGATTCTCTTACATAACAATAAATTAAGTTTATTTATAATGAATTAAATTTATTGAAATTATCTTAATCTAAGAGTATATATTATATGACCTTTTAAAGGCCGGGTTATATCTAATCGAGATTTAAACAATAAGCCTCTGTAGCTTAGCTGGTAAAGCTCCTGATTTGTAACCAGAAGATTGTAGGTTCGACTCCTACCGGAGGCTCACGGGGATGCCAGGCATCGATAATAGGAATATTAGAAAGTATTCGAAACGTGCTTCTCGGTTATCACGTAAATCACACCGAATTAAAATAAGTGCAAAAAACTTATTCAGCAAAATGCAAGCTGCTTTTAGTATGCTAGTTTTTGCTCCTGTTGCTGCTTGATCCTAAGCACAACCATCTGGCCAGTGATTTCTAATAGCTGTCACCAGGTGTCATTAATTAGAATCGATTAGCTAGTTGTCTTGGCTTACTAATTTAAACTAACAAGACTGGCTGTTATTTCTTTTGTTTGGTTTTGCAATAACAGTAAGATTAAAAATCAGAACATTTTCGTAAAAGTACTTTCGAGTTTTTATTAGACGTGGGTTCAATTCCCACCATCTCCACTAAAATAGTATCCACACAAATGTGTGGATAGTCCACACAACTATGCAAAAAGTTAATACAAATTTACGAACTTGAGTTCGTAAGTTGAGATATATTAGCTAATGTTAGCTAGAATTAAATAGCCATTAAAAGGCTTGACGTAATCTGAATATATGTTATTATTAAGATATAGGACTAGCCATAGTCACATAGATAAAAAGTTCAATATTGAAGCGTAAATTTATCAGGGGAGTTTTTGAACTTCTCCCCATAAGATGAATTTACACTTTTTTATTAATTGATTAAATATATGCCAGCAACACAAACACAATTCAAAGAACCGAAAAGCGAAGAAGTGAGACGGTTAAAATCCGTTGCTCCTGTTTGTGGGAGTTGGCACATTTCTTTGCTTCTCGGTTTTTTAAATTACTAACTTACATCTTCCTCTTCGTTTATTTACATGTTTCTTTAACACCTCATCAATAAAGAAGCATCAGAACGAGTCTCCGTTTTCTTGTAAGTGATCGGAGAGGAAGACACAAAATCTATGAAGAACGCAAACTGGGGAAAAGGCAAATCATCTTGGAACAAAGGTGTTCCACGTTCCCAATCCACTAAGGATAAAATTAGCGCTAAAATGAGTGGCGCGCAGGGTTCAAGTTATGGCAAAAGAGATGAAGATGCTCATAATTGGAAAGGAAATAAAGCAGGAGTATCAGCGATGCATAAATGGGTATGTCGAAAGAACGGAGCGGCCAAAGATTATGTTTGTGCAAGCTGTGGAAAAAGAATTGCTGATGATTGGGCAAACATTGATCACAGCTACCGTAGAAGATTAAAAGACTATGCACCACTATGTGTAAAATGTCATAGAGCTTATGACAAGATGAAAGAAGAAGAGAAGAAGATTCAAGCTATTACTATTAAAATATTTAATGGGTTAGCATAATAATAGCGTAGAGCTACTAATCTATTTTGACGAGCTTAGTAAATGCTCTATAAGAATACGTACTCCCTATTAAGGTGAAGTCAATGTTCTCTAATAACATTCTATAAAGACGTTTATAGAACGAGGCAATATTCTAGAGAGGTCGTTTAATAAATTATCAATATAATTTGAGTTGGTAAGTTGTTTCTGCCAATGACCTCTCTGTGAATATCATTAATAAATTAAAATAAATACATGGAAAATTTTATACTAGCAGTCTCAATACTAATAATGACATTCTTATTTATGTCTTTTACTACCAATATAATCATCGCTTGGAATAAAAATTACAATGAATTCTTAATTAGGATTACTATTGCAACTATTATTACGTGTCTTGTGTTAACACTAATCTTTTATGGTTATATATCATAAATGATATATCTAATTAAAACTAACAAACATATTAAATTGTAAATAAAAAATATGAGCAGTTTTGTAAAACAAGCTATCAATCCTAAAACAAATAAAAAAGAGAATGCTTTATTCCTTGATGATTATTATGGTTTACATCATTATGGGATTGGTTTTAGCAAGGATGGGAAAAAGATAACAATTAAAAATGCTTTTGATAGTGGTAAATTAGATTATGATAAATATGATTTTTATCCAGAAGAAGATCTTGTAATTGAAAATGTTGTTAAAAAACTAACTATGAAAAAAGAAATAGAAAAAATATTAGCTAATGCTCAGAAACAAAAAGACAGAGGCTATGAATCTGAAACTATCTTGGAGAGCGTTCTTGTTCATCTATTCGCTTTAATAAATTTTAAACAATAATCTTATATTTAACAAAACAGAACAAAGAGAACAAATCAAATCATTAAATAAACAACTTAATGAAGCACAAAAAAGAATTATTGTTTTAGAAAGTATATTATTAGTAAGAGATTCTTTCTCTCGTTGTAATGGTTCGAACTACATCCAAAAGTCAGAAGCAATGAGTTTTCAAAAGATTGGCTATGATCTATTTCATAATGTAATAATGGTTATTACAGATTATACGTCAAAAGAAAACTATGCAAATCACCTACCATTAATTAAGAAGCTAGAAAAAGAAGTTGAAGAATATAATAAATCAAGAGTATAAATTAATAATGATGAAGATTCCTAAACAATTAAAAATAGGTGGACATACCTACAAGATCAAGGAGGTTGAAAATGGAGAATTAAATGATGAAGCAAATTGTGGCGTTGTTCTAAGAGAGAAAGGTATTATACTTATTGATAAAAAACTTATTGCTTCAGAAAAAGAAGAAACTTTATTTCATGAGATATTACATGTACTTAATGGTGAGCTAGTTGAAACTGATGTTGATTGGTTAGCACAGGGAATATACGCAGTCTTAAAAAATAATAATTTACTAAGATAATAAAATTATGTTACAAATTGATACTGACAAACTTTATTCTGTGTTAACTCCATTGTATGAAGAAATGTTCAAAGAGTTAAAAGATAAAGAAATTACTATTCTTAATGAATTAAAAATAATGGATTATTCTATTATTTTAAAAGAACCCAAATGTGGTATGGCTTGCTTTAAAAAATTTTAATAATAAACATATGTATAAGATATTTCTAGACACAGAAACAACAGGGCTTCCAGGTAAAGGTAAGAAATGGGAAACTGACTTTAATGAATTTCCACATATCGTCTCCATAGCATGGATAGTAGCCGATGAAGATGGAAAAGAAATAGATAGAGAATATCACATTATTAAGCCAGATGGTTGGGATATACCAGAGGAATCGGTTAAAATCCATGGAATTAGCTCACACAATGCCGATAGTGAAGGCACAGATTTAAAGATGGTACTTAAGACCTTATTACATGACACAAGGAAATGTGAGCTTATAGTGGGCCATAATCTCTACTTTGATCTATCAATCATCAAAGCAAATATGATGAGGTTAAAATTTAACAAAGAAAGATTCTGTGAAGTATTTCATAAGGATAGAAGATATTGTACAATGGCAAAAGGTATGTCTATATTAAAACTAAAGAAGTGGCCAAGACTAAAGGAAATATATCAAGAACTTTTCAATGAAGAAATAAAAGATGCTCACTCCGCTATCGGGGATGTTGTTTCTACTATGAAAGTCTACAATCGATTAACAACAAATATTGATTGGGAAGATGAAGGTAAATATTACTCAAGATAATTAATTAAATATAAAACTATGAAGTTCAACGGAGAACGCGTCGTGACTGGTGATATGAGAAAATATATTCCAACCTTACAAGAACATATTGCTAGATATAATTTTGCATTACAGCCTGTACTTAACAAAACTGTCCTAGATGCAGCATGTGGTACTGGTTATGGCTCTAAGCTTCTTACAGAGACAGCGGCTACAGTAACTGGATTAGACATAAGCCAAGATGCATGTCTCTATGCAGCTAGTCAATATCCAGACATTCCATTTATACAATGTGATTTAAACAAAGATTTTCCTGATAAGAAATTCGATCTATGTGTATCATTTGAAACAATCGAGCATCTAGAAAAGCCAGATGTGTTTTTACAAAATGTTGAAAACAACTGTAAAGAATTTATCTTTTCGATACCAGTCAATGCTCCAGGCGACTATCACTTACAAGTATGGAGCAACGAAGAGATACAAACTATGATGCATAAATACTTTTCTAAAATCACTTGGTTTAATCAAAGAGGTACCTATATTTATACCGGTGCTGATAATGCTCTCTTTTTAATAGGAGTAGCAACTAATTAATAAAAACTATTATGTCTAACCCAAACAAGTCACAAAATTGCACTGGTCCGACAGATCTAATGCCTAAAATGGATCATGTTAACCAAACAGGTCCTGAAGATTATACAGGCTACTCTGGCTATGAACATAGACAAGAAGTTCGTGTAAATACAAGTTGCCTACTTATAGTATTGATCTTACTTGGTCTATTTATTATTTCAAACATTAATTAACTTACAAACAAATTTATGACAAGCATTAAAAAGACAACACAAGGAGTAAAAGATGAGAAAAAAAACATTTTAACTGAAGCATCTGAAAGTATTTTAACTGAAGCATCTGATCATATAGTGATCGGTGAGCCAACAGAAACTGTGCCATCAAGTATCGCTCCTATATCACTAGAACCAGTAACAGAAGAACCTGAGAACATCCTAGATCCAGTTAGTCCAAAGACTTCTGTAATAGGAATGAATCGGTGGTTAACAGATTTTTATCATAGAATTGATGCATGTGAAGCAACGGCTGTGAACGTAAAGACATATAATACTGTCTTTGATCAAGAAATAACTATTGCAGTTACCAAGCTTAGTGTGGCTAAAGATTTGATAGGTAAATGTTTACTGGCTAATCAAGGGGTGATACCAGAATCTAAAATAACTAAGTAAGTATGGCAAGATTAAAAAAGGCAAAGGTAATAAGAAGAATAACAAGATATGTTCAATTACCTTCTGTTCCAGTTAAAACTGTTAAGGATGGAATCAAAATAGTATTTAGTACTGGAACTAAAACGTCTACTAAATATGCCTCTACAGATATAATAAAGAATAAGACAGAATATGAACTTCCAAAGGGATTAAAAAGAAAAATAATAAACATTAAATTAGCTAATTATAAAAACAATGACAAAAATACCAACATTTAGTTTTGTAATGATAGCTCGTAATGAAGAAAAGACATTACCCAGATTATTGTCATCTCTTGAAGAGTTTAAAGCTAGAGGCGGAGAGGTATGTTTGCTTGATACCGGGAGTACAGATAAAACTGCAGAGCTTGCCAGAAAATGGGGAGTTAAAGTAGAAGAGGTTGGAGAAAAGTTTTTAAAGAATATCACAGCTGAACGAGCTAAAAAAATAAACAAACATTTCATAGTTAATGGAGAAGATAACGTTGTAGCAGAAGGTAATAAGCTATTCGATTTTGCTGGAGCGCGTAACTATGCGGCTACATTAGCTTCTAATGATTTTATTTTTACACCAGACTGTGACGAAGTATTTACTAAATTTGACATAGATGTAGTACAAGGAGAAGTAGAGCTTGGAGCTGATCAGCTAGAATATAACTTTGTATTTTCACATGATGAATATGGTAATGAAGCAATAAAGTTTCTTCATTGTAAAGCTTATAATAGACGTAAGCTTAGCTGGATTGGAATTGTGCATGAGGTGCTACACGGAGAGAAACCTACAAAGAGAATATTTCTTAATGAAAATATCGTAAAGCTTGAACATTGGCAAAATGAAGAAACTCCAAGAGGCGGTTATTTAAAAGGATTAGCTGTGGACTGTTATGAGAATCCAAACTCTGATAGAAATTCACATTACTTTGCTAGAGAGATGTTGTGGACTGGAAGACCTAAATCAGCGATCAAAGAGTTTAAACGTCACATAGAAATGAAGAAATGGCCTACAGAACGAGCACAGTCAATGATTTTCATGGGAGATGCTTATGGCATGCTACAACTACCAGAGAGACAAGTGGAGAGTTATAATAAAGCATTCTATGCAGAGAGTGGAAGACGTGAGCCATTATTAAAGTTAGCTAGGTTTTATCTACATAACCAAAACTATCAAGCTTCTATTTGTTATGCTAAGGCAGCTATGGAAATACCCTGGAGCTCATACTATGCTAATCAGAAAACTCAATACACCAATGAGCCACATGAAATACTTTATACTGCTTGTGGATGGATTGGTAGAATAGAAGAAGCTAAAGAACATGTTAAGAAAGCTTTAGAATTTCAACCAGAAAATAGTGTATACCTAAGAGATTTAAGATTCTATTTTGACTTACCATTTGTTTCTATAGTAATTCCAACACTGAATAGAAAGAAAGAATTAAAAAGATGTTTAGAAGCTATTAAGAAACATGCTAACTATCCTAGTAACAAATATGAAGTAATAGTAGAAAAAGATAATCTTAATAATCGACAAGGAGCTCCTAAAACACTAAGTAAAGGAGTAGCAAGATCTAAGGGTGATCTAGTAATGTTTCTTGGCAATGACTGTATTCCTGAAAAAGATTTTCTTATTCAGGCTGTATGGAAGATGATGGAAACATATCCTGATATGGATGGATTAATTGGTCTTAATGATATGTACTTAAAAGGTTCACCTGCCACTCATTGGTTAGCTAGTAAAAAGCTATTACCATATTTAGGTGGAAATTTCTTTTATACAGGATACTATCATAATTTCTGTGACAATGAGCTTACTGATAGATGTAAACAAATTGATAAATATACTTGGGCTGAGCTTTCAAAAGTATATCATGATCATCCAATCCAGGGGAAAAAGTTTACTGGTAAATTTGATGAGGTTCATAAGATAGTTGCTAATATCGGTAAGTTTAATTCTGATAGAGAGCTATTAGAAAGAAGAAGTAAAGAACTTAATTTTTCGATAGATAAAAATATAGTAGAAGTAGCTAAAAAACTATCCATTGTTATCCCAGTAAAAGATGGAATAAAGATGACAAAAGAATGTATTAAGAGTATAATAGAGAATACGCCTAGCTTAGGAGAAATCATAATAGTGGATGACGGATCAACTGATGATTATAAATCACTAGAAGATGTTGTATACATCAAAAACAAAGGTAAGGGCGTAAATGCAGGTTGGGTTACTGGACTTGATGCAGCTAAATTTCCATATGTCTGTGTATGTAATAATGATATCTTAGTAACAAAAGGATGGGCCGAACCATTAATGATTAAGTTATCTTACGATGTTTGGATGGCATCTCCTTATCATACTTATGGAGAATTACCGCCTAGCTTTCCTAAGGGAGAAGAGAAACATAATAATATGCAAGGAGAAAAAACGGGATTACCGTTTATTGGTAGTTGCTTCATGCTTAGTAAATACTCTTGGTCAAAAATAATGGATATAGATTCTAGACTAAAGATCTGGTGTGGAGATAACTTTATATATGAAACCATCACTAGAACATATGGAAGACAAGTATTAGAAATAAGAGATTCATATATTCATCACTTCGGTTCAAAGACTATCGATAAAGTAAAACCAAATGTAACTGCACAATCAGATATAGATACATTTGAGATTATTGCTAAAGAGCATGGGTGGGATGGTGTTCAGAAACAATATCCTTGGATACCAAGAGTACTTGATCTAAGACTAAGATTACCAATGCCGGAACTACATAACATGAAAGTATTAAGTATTGGAGTGGGAGACATGAGCTCTGGACTAGCTAAGCAGCTACCCTTCTTAAAGTTTAAACAACTTGATTTTATAGACATTCATCAACCTTATATTGATAATGCAAAAGGCATAGATTGGGCAAGTCAAGTTAGCTTCACTAAATGTGACATGAAAGATTTCAAACATTATAATGACTATGACTTAGTAATGGTTTTTGATGTATTTGAACATCTTCATAAAAAAGAATCGATTAAGATAATAAACGAGATAAAGAATCGGTTATTAATCTTTGGACCATTAGAATTAAAGCTTAAAGAGAACTCAGATATAGATGCTGAAAATCATCTATCATTATGGACTGAAAAAGATTTCAAAGAGTTAGGTTTTGTTACTGAAGTATTAAAAGATTTTCATGGTGATGGAAAAGGTAATCGATACAATGCTCTTTGGGCAATTAAATAATTAACTATAAACAAATGACACCAAAAAAAGTAGAGAGACAACCTTGCGAGGTATACAGCAGGGTCGTTGGATATCTAAGACCAGTCCAACAATGGAACGATGGAAAACGCGCAGAGTATTTCGATCGAAAAGTATTTAAAGTTTAACTAACAATAATATGTCAATAGAATTAAAAAATAGAATAAAAGGTTTCCTCTGGGGAATGTTTAATGTTTCTTGGGTAGCATTAGTATTAGCTGCGCTAAGTTATGTTATAGAAGCTGTACCAACATTGGGTTTCGGTGAGTTTATTACTGTAACAATTATAATGTTGGCAAATCAATTAACCAAATATATCAACACAAGGAATTATTAATTAACTTAATAATATGTTTAGAATAAGAAAACCAATTAGAGACATTTGGCACATCACAGTACAACATAATGGTATTGCTAAATGGTATAAGGGAGGACGACATAAAGGAATAGATTTAAGAACTAGAAACCATAATTATCCAAATGGAATAGGAATGCCTATCTATGCAGTAGCTGATGGTGCATGGGAAAAGGTAGAGCATAATTATTATATGGGTAATGCAGTTATTCTAAGACATGGCAGATATCAATCTGTTTATGGCCACTTAAGTAAAAACAATTACGTAGAAGGATACAAAAAAATAAAAGCTGGAGACATAGTTGGTTATTCAGGTGCAACAGGTGCGCTTTGTTTCGGACCTCACTTGCATTTTGAAATACGTAAGGATGGTGTCTCACTAGATCCAATGACCTTTATCCGGAATGGAGAAAATTTAGTCAACTGGTCTAGATCTAGAGCTCTTTTAAGAGTAGAAGATAAAGGACAGATTAAATTTATGGTCAAAGATGGTATTGTAGATATAAACAAAGATAACTGCTGGGATATCATGAGTAAAAACACTTGGGGAATTAGTGAAAATGACTACAATAATTTATTAGATCTAATATAGACAAATGAAGAAATTTAAGAAATATATTTTCTTATCTGATGTACATTTCAAGTCTGTAAATAGTGAGCACGATAAAGGTGTGTTCAACATCGTAAAGAAGGTCGCTAATGACTTAAGGCCAGATGGCTTAATGTTATTGGGCGACATGATCGATGCAGATGGTGTTTCAAAGTTCACATACAAGGAGTGGAAAGACGGAGCTTATGAAACCATAGAAGATATATACAATTTTAGAAAGAATTATTTTAACCCATTGGTTAAATCATGCAACAATAAGAAACTAGATATTAGATGGTGCTTAGGAAATCATGAGGATAGAATAAGACTCTTTTTAAACAAAATAAAAGAACGAGAATGCAGATCATTTTATAATGACTGGAAAAAGAAATTTGATCTCAAGAAAATATTTCCTGAAGTCAATATAAAAGAATATAATGCATGTCATCGTTTAGGTCACCTATATCTAACACATGGAGAGTTTCATAACCTAGCTCACACAAGGAAGCATGCGACAGTTTATGGCAAGAACATACTATATGGTCACTTACATACCTGGGATGTCACCACCGTAGCCACAAAAGCTACCGGGAAGGTTCACTCAGCATACTCAATGCCAGGAGCTTGCAAGTTTAGTCCAGAATATATTAATCACAAAGCTAGTGCTTGGGTAAAGGGATTCATGGTTGGATACGTATGGCCCAATGGACTTTATCAGTTAGTACCTCTGATAATTATGAATGGGAGAGTTATATTTAATAATAAGATATATTATGAATAATAAAAGACATATCATAGGATTCACTGGCAAATCACAAGCTGGTAAAACATTAGCTGCTAAGGCATTGGTGGCAGAAGGCTTTACTAAGATTGGTTTCAAAGATGCTTTGATTCAAGAGGTAGCTGATATATTTCAACTTGTTTTAAAAGAATTACATATTGACACCAGGACTAAAGAATGGTGGCATCATCCAGTAGTTAGAGCTTTAGTTAAGAATCATGGAACAGAATTAAGACGAGCAGAAGATAAAGATTATTGGATCAATAGAATTAAAATGAATAACACAGATGACTATGTAATAGATGATGTTCGTTTTGTAAATGAGAGCAAAAAGATAAAGAGATTAGGTGGTATAGTGGTTCGTGTAGTCCGTAATGGCTGTGCTGGCAACACACACGCCTCTGAGGCTGAACAGGACGAAATAGTGGCTGATTACATAATAGAGAACAATGGGACTGATACAGAGCTAAAGGAACGTGTATTAGAGCTATTACTCGGGCTTCATCAGCAACAGATTGAAGATCAAGCTACAATCGATAGAGTTAATAAAATAAATTAATAATTATGTTATTAAAACTAACAGAGTGGACACAAAATGTTCTACAAAACTTTAGCATCATGGATATAGCTATGATGAAGATCTATTTAGTATCTGTTGGAGTTGTGCTTGGAACATACTTCGCAACATTCTTTAAACAAATGATGGTTAGCGTTCTATTTATCCTGGCATTCTCTGCTATTTGGATGGTAGTCGCAATCTTCTTTTAATCTATAAATATATGGAATTTATATTTGGAATTATATTTATATTTATTATTATTCATTATTTGAATAAGCTAGACAAAACAATGGACAAGATACTTAATGAGGATGACAAAGATAAATAATTAATTTATAACCATATGATACATTTATTTTTTTGGAGCATTATAATTAGTTATGTAATATTCAAAATCACAGCAATTTGTGTAAAGGAAAGCAGGAAAGAAAGATTCAGAAATGAATTAGCTATAATACAGAAAAAAACAGGTAAGACAGGATACGTCAAGGAAGACAGAAAATGGAAGAAAAAATATAATCAGGAATTAAGAGATTGGAGATTAAACAGGACGAAATAGTAAAAAACATAATAAAACACCTCATTTAAACAAAAAGAGCGGCTTTACATAAGCTGCTCTTTTATTTTATTAACTAAACCGTTTCATATATATGACATAAGTGTATCATATCCAAAATACCGTATTTATTTCTGAACTCCTTGACTTAAGAGTCCCATCATTACTCTTAAAATTGATTCTCTCTCTTGTATTGTAAGCTTATTTAAACCTTTCTCTGCCAGACGCTTAGTTACATCCATTGTTACTGCTGTGCTTGTTAAGACCGGAATACTAGTTAAAACTTTTTTAGTTATATAACCACCAACAGCGCCAGGAATACCTCCAAGAGAATAACCATAACCACCCATTAACAATGGGATTATACTGTCCATGCTTAACCTTTTTTGACCTGCTCCTTCTGCCATCTTTACTTTTAAAGCATCTCTTAGTATTGTTTCATTATAAGCTTTAATCATTGGTTTTTCTAGTCCTAGCTTAGGAAATACTTTCCCTACATCATATTTAAGAGCACTATTCATACTAGCTAATGTAGCTTCTATATTCTTTTCTTTAAGATTTTTAATAGCTCCATCTACATAACTCTTTACCCATGATGGTTGAATAGCTTGGTTTTTAGGGAGCTTATCGTTTATTTCCTTAATAGCTTTATCAATTTCTACATTTCCTCGATTCATAAGACTATTTACTGTACCAACTTTTCTGTTCTTTAATGCATATTTAGAAACATCTTGTCCTTCAATAAATGCTAATGGCTTCTGTCCAATTGCTTTTTGCATTAACCAAGTAGGAACTCTCTTAAATATCTCTGCACCTAACTTAGTTACTAAACCACCAGCTATAACAGCTCCAGCGCTAACAGCAATATCTCCCGGTTTAACTTCACCTCTTTGTGCTGCAGTCTTTGCTGAAAATTCTGCTGTTGTTTTACCAGCTGTTTTAGCCATCTGGATAACTTTACCAGTTTTAGTTAGTTTTATAACTTTAGATACCTTTGTTCCCGGTATAGGAATTAGAAATTCAGCTATTTGTTCTAAAGCAAATCCAAGTTTCTCATCTTTTTCAGGTGTTCTAAATTTTTCAGGAATCAGTTTTTCTGCTGATGTCTTTTCTCCTTCTTCAAATTTACTAAAGCTTAAAAATTTTATTCCTCGTTCTCCTAATGAAGAAATACCAGTTAATGTATTCACGACTCCTTTGGCTGCACCTTTAACATCAGAAATTCTATCTTTATAACCACCAATAACATTTTCCTTAAACCAACTTGATTTTTCAGAAGCATTAGCAGAAGTAGTGAGTTTAGCTGTGTCATATTTAGACTTAAAATCATCAACGACCATCTGAATTGTTTTTTCAGATTCTTTATTAGCAATCATCTGCTTAATTATACCATCTAATTTTATTTTAGATTGTTCGTTTAACATATACTTAATAGTTATACTTATTTCTTAGATCCTCTACTGACTGGCCTCCTTCTGTAGCAACGGTAGAAGCATTTTCTAAAGTATCAGTGTCCAAAGCGTAAAACTCTCCAGCTCTTGTTTTATCAGTAGAATCTCTTAATTGATCTATACCATTAAAACCAAATCTTTGAGCTGCTTTATTTAAACTAGCATCTAGTGAATCTTGAGCATCGACTGAAGAAGCAACAAATCTTTTATCCTGTAAAACAATGTTAGGAACTAATTTACCCAATCTTTCTGCTTCTTGTTGTGAGATAGCTACACCAGATATTTCTTTCATGAAGGCAACCTTATACTTACCAGATATAACATCAATTGCAATTAATCTATCATCTCCTGCATTTATCCATTCTTTAGCTCCCAATAGTCTCCCAGTTACAGGTCCGGTATTAGTAGCACCAACATTATCTAATTCTTCAACTGTATCGACTCCAAACTTATCGCTATATTCATTAAATATTCTTTGTTTTTCTTCTGGTTTTAAAGTCTTAATATAATCTCCACCTTCTTTTAAAGCTCTAATTGAGGTAAGATCCTGTTTCATTTCAAGCCATTCCATAACATTATTATATTCTTTTTCTTTTTGACCTTGGAATACTAGGTTACCAAAACCATTAGCTTCTCTAACTTCCATTATTTTATCAAACTGTCCTTTTGTAATTAAGGAAGGTACATTGTATTTAGCAGCGTGAGCATCACTAATAGTTCTATTTTTAGGATTATTAAATGCCTCTGTAAGTTGAGCTAAAAACTCAGGGTCATTTTCATATTGACCTAGTAATTCTGTTGCATCTCCTTTAGTAAGTAATCCATTTGATATTTGAGCTAATTGAGCTTGCTTTAAAGCTGCTCCAGATTCATTAATTACTTCATCTTGTAATTCTTTAAATTGTGCTCCTCTATATACACCCTTTACGTTTGAGTCACCCATAGTGATAGTCCTTGTACCAACTTTTTTATCTAACTTCCAATTACTTTCTATAACTGTAGCTTGGTCACCATTTACTGCTGTTACAATAGACACATGGCCATAAGGCATATTAGTTTCTTGAATAAGAACATCTCCAACTTGATAATTAGTTGTTGAGATATTTCCCATATTCATTTTATCTTCAAACATATCACCCATTGTAGGAATATTGTCTGCAATCTTATGTAGATAATCTCCACATTGTCCACCAGTAGCTCCATCTTGTACTAAACCAGTTCCAGTTGGTGCTGTAGGGTCTGAACCATCTACATTAACAATTTCACCTGTTTTATTATTCATTTTTGAAACGACATTACCTCTTGCATCTTTAATAGCTGTCCATGTTCCTTCGGATTCATCAACTGGAGGATTTTTATAAATTCTTTCTATTCCTCTGCTATCAGTTACTCTAGTAATTTCACTTTCTTCTAATCCGTCAGCAGATGGGATTGGTTCGTATCCATCAATTTCCATCCCATTCTTTATACCTATAACCTCTTGTCCGTAATCGTAATTAGCAAGTTTTGTTGATATAGTAGCTAAATCATCTGTAGCTAAATTAATACCAGCTCCGGCAGTTCTAATAGGATCTTCTAACATAAGTTTCTTAACAGCATCGGTTGTAACCTGTAAATTAGCTATCTCAGCATCTTTCATATCAATGATATTTTGAGCTGCTTCTTTTTTGTCTGATATAGCCAATGTTTCTCTTTTTTCTTCACTTACTTCTAATTTTTCATAGAAAGCAATTACTGAATTATAGTAATCTATTTGTTCATTTTTTCTAACAGTTAAATCTTCTTGAGCTTTATCTATATAATGATAACTTAAATTAATGTTGTTATCTACACCAGCAATCGCAGCTTGAATAACTGAAGCTCTGCCTGTCCAGTCATCTATAGTTTGATTTATTCTAGGATTAAGCAATGCTGCTAAACCAGTTTGTCCTTTTACAGCCTGTATAGCTGCATTAGCTTGAACATTTAATGCACTTAATTCATCAGTTAATGCTCTAGCTTTTAAATAATCTTCTTCTAATTTAGACGAAGCTAACTCTGCCGCATCCATTTGGTTTTGCAGTATTCTAGTTTCTTGATCGTAAAATTCTTGTTTGGTTGGGTCAGCTTTATCTATCTCAGTTTTTTGTAAATCTTGTAATCTTTTAATCTCTGCTCTTGATGCATCTAATTCTGTTTGAGCCTTTGCTTTATCGGATTCAAAAGAAGCAAGTTGATCAGCCTTTAATGTATCTAGTTGAGATTGTAAACTTCCAACTTGAGTTTCTAAAGCTTCTATCTGGTTAGTAACATCAGAAGATACACCACCAGTACTTCCAGTACTTCCAGAATCTGATACTTCAGAAACTATATCTTCATCTCCGGTAGATAATGATTCATATTCAGACTTGACAGTCCCGATAGGCTTAATTGGATCAGTTACTTTATATGTTTCTCTTTCTCCTTTTAAGAAATCTTCTAAAGCTCTTACAGTAGTGTCTGCACCACCTTTAGCTCCCCAATTGTCTAACTCAGCTTGATTTGCATCTCTATCAAAGTAAGAATTATAAAGAGTATTTACAGCAGCATTATTAGCT